TCTGGAGATTATACACAATCTGATCTAACTAAAGAAAATGATAAAAAAGGTATTCAACATTTTATGAGAATCCTTAAATGTCTAAAAGAATTTACTGCTATTGAGTTTGGAATAGAAGATATAGTAAGAAGTGACTTTCTTAAACAGTATATCATAGCAAAGTATAATATGCAATCTAATGGAAACTATTAATGTAATACTAGACTCTGAGTATAAACACTATAGACTTACTAAGTTTAGTAAAATTACTGAAAAACATGATTCAATTATTATGACTAGAAAGATAAAATACTTATTTCCTAGTTATAATATTAAATATAAAAAAATAGAAGATATAGACAATATAAAAAATTGGATTTTTCCTCTAGAGCTTGCTTTTCTAGAAGGAATAACTAATATAAAAGATTTTATGAGTTTATTACCTAATGTAGTATTAAAACAATTTTTAGATAAAAAAGGTACTTTGTTATTTATAATAAGAGATAATATATTAGATACCGATATACAACTAATACAAGAGTCTATACCAAAAGATAGTTATATGCTAAAACATGTGTTATTTTTAAGTACCCATAAAGATCAAGGTAACTTTAAACACTGGACTACTTTTCCACATCATGTAGATAGTTTTAGTGTAGATAATAGGTCTATAACTATAAATAGTAATAGTAGCTGTGAATTTGTAGGTAACTATGACAAAAGATATTTTTGTTGTTTTTTACAAAATTATGCTGATGGACCGGAAAGAAAATACTTATTAAGTTTTTTAGAAAAATATAAGTTATTAGATAAAGGATTTGTTTCTGCAAAAAATTATGCTAAAGATTTTTATAATCCTAAACGTAAGGGAGGATATTTTTTTTCTAGTTATAGTTCTGTATTTAATGATTTAGATATAGGTAGTACTTTAAACAATTCTTTTTTAAATATAATACCAGAAGGAAGTTTTACACATAGAACATCACAATATGTTACTGAAAAAGTTTTAAGAAGTTTTATCTATAAAAAACCTTTTATACTTATAAATAGACAATATGATTTAAAATATATACAGAGTATGGGGTATAAAACTTTTTCACCTATTATAAATGAGTCTTATGATCGTATATACGATCATGCTAGTAGGTTAGTTGCAATACAGAAAGAAATAAAAAGATTACTAGATAAGCCTTTTAGTGAGTTTAAAAAAGATATGGAACAGTTAGAAGATATATGTAACTATAATTATGATACATACTTAAATAATAAAAATAAATTAGAAAAGTACTTATATGACCGAATCACTAAAAACTATTAATGTATTAATAGATAATATAGATCCTTTTAGAGGTATAAGAGGTAACATAACAAATGATGATGATACTTTTTATATGTTAGAATCTATATTTAGTGATGCAGAAATTAATTATCATGCTTCTGGGATAATATTTGGTCGCAGAAATATTAAAAACTGGATATATCCTATTATAATACATAATCTTACTTTTATTAATTTTATGTTTGATTGGGGGGCAGGTAATAGAGATATAATTGGACTATTACCTTTTATGGTACAAAGACAATATTTTGAAGGCAAAGGTACAATAGTAATTATTATTAAGGAACCCTTACAAACAATGGATCCTAAGAATAATGATTTAATAAACTTTATAAAAATGATAGAAGGTAATCCAAGATATAAAAATATATTATTTTTAACATTACACTATATTGATTCTCCTAATTTTATGTTTACTAATGTAGTAGAAGATACTATGAAAAACTTTGGACCATTAGATTCAGATGATAACGATGTAGAATACAATTTTTTAAAAGAGCACGCAAATAGACGTTTTTTATGTTTACTACTAAACTATAGAGAAAGTCCAGAAAGACTATTACTACTTAAATTCTTAGAAAAACATGATTTATTAGATAAAGGATTTGTTTCTGCACATAACTATAATAATGACAAGATATTTAACAACTTAGATATTATGGCAGGATTCAATAAATCACTATTAAATATAATACCAGAAGGTAATTTTGATAGAAGAGGCTATCATTTTATTAGTGAGAAAAGCTATAGAAGTTTTTTATATAAAAAACCTTTTGTCTATCTAGGACAATATAGAAGTTTAAACTATATACAAAGTCTAGGATATAAAACTTTTTCACCTGTTATAGATGAGTCATACGATGAAATAGAAAATGACAAACTTAGAGCAGCCACTGTCTGTAAAGAAATAAAAAGATTGATGGATAAACCTACAGAAGATTTTGTTAAAGATATGCTACAGTTACAAGATATATGTGAGCATAATTACAAATTATATCTAACTAATAAAACGGTATTTAAGAACAAGTTTTATAAAAAAATATACGGAACAAATAATGAATAATATATATAAAAACTTTGATAATAACACACTAAACTATGATCATGATTGCTATCCTTGGGCTTTATGGGTGTTAGAAATAATACAAGAATTATATCCTTATGTAACCAGTCTTGATAATATTCATAATGAAGTAGAAGTACGTGATTTAATATCTATAACAGATATGGTACAAAAAAGACTAAGTGCTCCTGAGTATTCTAAAGAGTTTGATGCTTTTGCAGAAACTTACATAGCACCTTTGCTAGAGGGTAAAAGATATTTAATTAAGAGACGCCCGACTCTTAATTTAGTAATACCTAATCAAGAAAGATTAGGTAGAAAACTACCATTTCATCAAGGTATATTTTATAAAAATGGTAGAGGACAAGGCACTATATGGATGCCTTTAACAAAAGCATATGATACTAACTCTATGTATGTAGTAACTACAAATAGTTCTAGAAGAATTACTAAAGCTCTGATAGAAAATAAGTGGGATCAGAAAATGTTTGAACGTGAATGTTTAGCAGTAGCTTATCCAGTAAATTTAGAGGTAGGACAGGCACACTTATTTCATCAAGAAATACTACATGGTAATGTGAATAATAAAACTGATATTACTAGAATGGCTATAGATTGGCATGTACTATTAGAAGGAGAAGAATTTGGAGGCAGACTCCCTGGTGGATTTTTTAGATTACCTAATGATACAGAGTATAAGGTAATAGATCATACAAATCATACCTGTGTAGGATACATAGGTAATAACACAAACTATGATAAAGACATTCCTCTTAATTTACAAAGAGATGCTTTACGTACATTTTGTAAAACTCGTAGTATACCTAATAATATGATGCAAGTTGAAAATGAATATCTACATTGGATGCCTATATTAGAAGAGTTGTTAGAATCAGAAATAGATGTTATAGTTATGAGTAGTATATACTCTTTACCTGATGAAATAGTTAGAAGAGATAAGTTGTTAAATTTAGCACTAGCAAATAAAATTACTATATGGTTTGTTAATGAAGAGTTTTGTTTAAATACAGAAGAAGAAAAAGAAAAAATTAATACATATTTAAATTTTGGACATAAGCATAAAGGGTGGTTACCGTGGGAAACATGATATTACAAGAAACTAGTATAGACTATGATTTATCTTTTATATATAATATTGAATGGTTTAACTATAAAGATCCTCTAAAAGATATTATGACTCACCAATTAAAAGAACTACATGCACCATATGGAGGTATGCCTTCTAGCTATACAGACGAAAATACCATCATATATCAAAAGTTCTTATCTAAGTCTGAAATAGATTATGAGATTTTAAGTCAACAAACAAATATAGATATACACACTGTATCAGTAATAAGACAAAGACCAGGAAACTGTATACCTTTACACATAGATAGATTCTATAAATTAAGACAAATTAAACCTAACGGAGAGCCTGTTAGAGCTAATATATTTGTAGAAGATTGGGCAGATGGGCATATACTTCAGTTTGGGAACGAGATAAAATGGAATTGGAAAAAAAACACAGGATGGATATTTAATGAACATGTTCCTCATCTATCAGGCAATTGTGGTATGCAAGATAAATATACCTTACAACTATCAGGATTTTTTAAGTAATGGCAATTAGATATACAAATCTACCAGATAATAAAAGTAAACCTTTTGGCGGGGCTTACAGCGTACATGACAGAGAGCTAACATCTTATAGAGATGAAACTATAAGAATGTTTACTGTTAATAATAATTATACAGAGAAAAACGCAGAAATAATAAAACAAGAGTTCCTACAAATATATAAACAATGGATGTTTAGACCTTTTCCAAAAGTTAATGGAGTAGAGCACTATAATCATATGTGTTTTACACAAGGAACTACAGAATCTTTTGCACAGTTTTATATTAGATATAGAGATAATCATAGACTACGAATAGCAAAAGGTGAATATTTCTATAATCAAATGATGAAATCGCTATGGTATAGCGATAATTTTGCTTGGTTAGATGATGAACCTATTAAAGAAGGTGATGTAGTATTATTGAGTGTTCCTTTTGCTGATACAGGCGCAGTGCCTAGTAGTCTTGAAAAAATACTATGTGATTGTGATAAGCTAAAAGTGCCTGTTATGTTAGATTTAGCGTATCTTAACCTAGCAGTAGACATGTCATTTGATTTATCTCATCCTTGTATAGAATATGTAGTATCATCCCTATCTAAAGTATTTCCTATAGAGAATCATAGAGTTGGTATACGTTTACAAAAAGAACCTTTTGAAGATCAAATATATGTGATAAATGAATATAACTATAATTATATTAATTTACTAAGTGCTTATTTAGGTACAGCTATGATGAAAAAATTTCCTGCTGACTACGTATTTGAGAAATACCATCATAAACAACTAGCACTTTGTCAAAAACTTGATTTAGTACCTTCCTATTGTGTATATTTTGGTATAGACTATTCTGGACGGTTTAGAGAATATAATAGAGGCGGTAATGGAAACAGATTATGTTTCTCAAGAATCTGGGATGGAAGAATGACATATGACTTGTAATAATGACTGGGATCCTTTAGAGGAAATTATAGTAGGTACAGCTGATTACTGTAACATACCTATTCCTAATATTAGTACTTTAAAATGTCAATATCCAGAATTTGAAGAAGAGTATGTTAAATCAGTAGCAGGGTATTATCCTCAACAAATTATAGACGAACAAAATGAAGATTTAGAAGTACTTAGTAATACTCTAAAAGAACTGGGCGTAAAAGTACATAGACCAAATACACAGTATGCACAAGCAAATGTAGAATCACCTACATGGCATGGTAAAAACTGGCATTACTATTCTCCCAGAGATCTCACTCTCATTATAGATGATAAAATTATAGAGACACCTTCTCCTATATGGAATAGACAATTTGAAACCTGGGGATATAGAGATACTTTTACTAATCTTTTTCATGAAGGTTATTCATGGTTAAAAGCTCCTGTACCGTTATTATTTGATGATAATTATAAAGAAGATACTAACGGTGTTCCAGCATTAAATAATAAAGAAATTTTATTTGAAGCAGCTAACTGCGTAAGAGCAAATGAAAATATTTTATATCAAGTATCTAATACAGGCAATAGACTCGGCGGAGAATGGTTACAACGTATTTTAGGTGATAAGTATAAAGTACATATTACAGAAGGTATATATTCTTATGCACATTTAGACAGTACTATAGTACCAGTTAGAGAAGGACTAGTAGTGTATAACGCAACTAGAGTAACAGCAGACAATGAACCAGAAATGTTTAAATCTTGGGATAAAATCTGGATAAATGAATGTGTAGGAGAAGCAACAGCACCAGCTGGATTACCTTGGGGAGCTAGTGAGTGGATTGGTATGAACTTTCTTAGTGTAGATCCCAATCTTGCTATTGTAGATAAAAAACAAGTAGAATTACAAGTAAAACTAAATGCTGCTGGTATCCACACAATACCTTTAGAATTACGGCATGATAGACTCCTAGCTGGAGGATTTCATTGTGTAACTTTAGATTTAAAAAGAAAGAGAGCCTCATAATAGATGGCGTATAATAAAAGTAAAGCTAAAGGTTCAGCATATGAACAAAAAATAGCTAACTTATTAAGTAAAGAGTTTGATGTAGAGTTTAGAAGAGTTCCATTATCTGGAGCCATAGATTATCTAAAAGGAGATATATGGACACCTCATGATACTGCATGGTGGCCCTATTGTATTGAGTGTAAACATTATAAAGAGATTCAATGGAATAATCTATTAACTTCTAAGACTACTAATATATTTGGATTCTGGCAACAAGCAGTGCGTGAAGCAGAAGTAATGAAAAAGAAACCTCTATTACTATTTAGATGGGATAGATCTAAAGATTTTGCAGCATATGACGATGATACAGAAGTTGATGACTATGTAGAGATTTCATCTTTTGGGCACAAGTTTAAAATATCTAGATTAGATGACTGGATTAAAGCAGTAAAGAAAGCTGATAAGTTACCTAATTATAGGGAAGAGAAGTGACATAGCTATTGCTAACTTGTTTTATATTTGTTATATTTATTTATAAACACAGGAGATAAATATGA